TTGAGGAGCTAGAGGAGTTATTTCCAAAAATGACACTAGTACATTCAAATCACGGCTCTATGCTTTACAGGCGCTCTAAAACGCATGGAATACCAAACTATATGTTAAAAGACTATAACGAAGTTATTGGCGTGGGAAAAGGGTGGAAATGGTATGCAGATTATAAGCACACAATGAACAATGGACAGACTGTGTTTATGACGCACGGAATGAAAAAGAACGGCTTAGCTTTAGCAAAAGAGATGGGAATGTGCGTTCTGCAAGGTCACTACCATACGAGTTTTGAAATTGGCTACACTAGCAATCCAATGGCTTTAAACTGGAGTATGATGGTAGGCTGTTTAATAGACGATAATTCCAGAGCCTATGCCTACAATAAGGTAAATAGTGCGAGAGTGATCTTAGGCTGTGGAATAATAATAAACGGACAACCTAAGTTATTGCCTATGGTACTAGAAAAGGGTGGTCGTTGGAATGGTCAAATTAATTAATATATTTGTAATATGAATATTTACGAAGAAAATCTAAAACTTGGAGCTTATTATACTTATGACAAGAACAACAAAAAGGTTTATGACATAAAGACTATGCGCGAAGATTTCAAAGTTTTAGTAAAGAATTTAAAGAAAAAATAAAAGAGGGTATATATATTCTCTTGGCTATGCAATTAGTCGATACCGAACTACTTGCGTGAATTTCCTGTCTCCATTATCTAGCAACCACCTCGTCGGAACATCAACAGAATCAGATTCTATTTTATGTCCTTTTTTTCTAAGTAGAAATATAGTTGAAGATAATCTTGTATTGCCTAAGTCTCTAAAAGCATCTAGTGTTGTTATGCTTCCAAATTCATGCAAATAGTCTAGTGTTCTAGTTAAGTGTGTTGTTCTCATAATATTGTTATTCTTTCAAGGTTATTATACTCATCTTTAGTAAAATGATCTCTATATTTAAAATAGGTCTCATCTTGTATTAACGTATCTATAAAGGAGTCTAATTGCTTTGGAGTGCCTTTAAAGTGTATAGCTCCCCTTGACCATGTTATGTCTCCAATTTCTTTTAAAGATACAGGACTTGCAACTTGCGTGTTGTAATATCCTTCGCCTGTAATTATATATTCTTGTATCATTATAAAGTATGCTTAGTTATTAATTCCTTAGTAGACATCTGCTCTTGTAAAGCAATCATAGATTTGATGTTAGCTTTTTTATCTTTAATAGTAGTTTGATAAAATCTAACTTCTTCTGTATTAGAAGAACCATTTAATTGTTCTTTATATAATTCAATTATTTCGTTTTGCTTTTTAATATAATTATCTATTAAAGTCATTGTAGTTGCTAACTGTGTAACATTACATTCTATATTTTTAAATACTGTTGTATTTTCCATGTTTTATAATTATTGATTAATGACACAAATATATGTAAAAAAATCTTTACTTTTTATTAAAGTTTGTTTTTATTTATTAACACCACCATTGTTAATAAGTATTGTCTTTATTTTTATTTTGTGTTAAAATAATGATTATAATTGTGAAATAATTTTAAAACTAAATCAATGAATAGTAAACAACAACGCAAGCAGGTTATAAGAATAGCCATGTCTGCAATGGAAATTAACAAGCGAACTTTAGCTAATAGTCTTGGCTGGAGCTATCCTACTACATTAAAACGTCTTAAATCGCCAGACACTATGCGCGTCAATGAGCTAGAGGAGCTGTGCGAATTAATTAATTTAGATGTAGTCAAATTTATAAAACCATTTTAATTATGAAAGAAACAAAACAGGAAATCTTAAATAGATTATTTATAGAAAACAATCTTACAGATGAGGACTATTTTAAGCATAAATTCTATACTATCCTCACAAGGTCTGGAATCGAAAAGATAATTGCTAAAAACAATATAACAATTTCGTATGACTTATTATATAACTCTCCAGACAATAAATGTATTATAATAAAAGCAACCGCAAGAATGGGAGAAAAGGTCATAGAAACTTTTGGAGAAGCCGCTCCGAATAACAATCAAAATTCTTATGGAGTCGCAATCGCAGAAAAGCGTAGTATGAGCAGAGCGTGTCTTAAGCTCGTCGGTCTATATCGACATCAAGTATTTGGAGAAGACGAAGCAGACGCATTTAAAAGAAGTAATAATCAATAAATAAAAAAATCATGTATAAATTAAGAGGCAAAATAATAGACAAAAAAAAAGAAACTATTGAAAACAAAAAGGGCGGTGATCCTTACGAAAAAATGTTAATAACAATTATAGAAAGTGATACAGATTTCGAACACAAGTATCAATTTGAGATATTTGGAAAAGAAAAAATAGCTGTTCATGAGCATAATGTCAAGCTAGATAATTATGCTACAATAGAGTTTTACATTAAGTCTAACGAGTGGAAAGGTAGATTCTTTTATACTTTAATGGTTAAACACATTAATTTAGAGGAGGACATTAATTACACTATAACAGAAAACCCACCATTTTAATTAATTCCGAAAGTGCTTGTGTTAATACTTGTTTTATATATTGTTAACTTTTCCCAATTTAGCACAGGCACTTTCTTTATTTATCTACTATGAAAAAAACATACTTCAATCACGATTCAAACGCACGCAATGATTTAAAACTAATACGACTTAGAAGTGCTGGCGGTTTTGAATTTTACGGAATCTATTTTGCAATATTAGAATTATTATTTGCGGAAGAAAATAAAATTTGTGTTAGCCAGTATGATATTTTAGCCTATGGTTTGCAATGTGATGCTAATAAATTAAAAGCAGTTATAGAAGACTTTGACTTATTTGTCATAGAGGACGGCTGTTTTTATTCTAGGCGATTGAATAAACACATAGAAGAAATAAATTTAAAGTCAAAAAAAGCTAAAGAAAGCGTTAGTAAAAGGTGGAATAATACGAACGTATTACAAACGAATTACGATAGTTCTACTAGTAAAGTAAACAAGAGTATTAATAAAGTAAAGAAAAATAAAATACAAGATAGAATAGTTGCGTTTAAAAACGCCATTCACGATTTAGATTTTATGAATAAAGACGACAAAGAAGACTTTTTCTTGTACTGGTCGGAGTTAAACAAGTCACAAAGCAGAATGAGGTGGGAGACAGAGCGAACATGGTCATTAAGCCTAAGAGCTAAACGTTGGATAAATAATGGCTTTAATAAGCAAAAGAATAGGTTTCCAGATCACTACGACTCTTTAATTATGAAAAGACTAGATGCTTCGTCACAAAAAGAATATGAACAACACCTAAAAAAACTTGGATATGTTTCAGAATACAATCCAAATGCAGGCGCTAAATGGATAAAAAAATGAAGGAATACAAACTACAAAAAGCTATATGTCAATACTTAGATTTAAGCAATATTCTATACTGTGGAAGTATGGGAGGCAATTATCAACCACACGTTTCTGTTAGAATGAGAGCAAAAAAATCTGGCTATAAGCGTGGTTTTCCAGACATATTTATTTACGAACCTCGCGGAGGTTATCATGGCTTAGCTATTGAATTAAAAGTCGGTTATAATAAACCTACAAAAGAACAATTAGAATGGATTGAGCAACTAAACAATAGAAAATATAAAGCTGTTGTCTGTCGCGGTATAGACGAAACATTATTCGAATTACAAAATTATTTAAGTTTATGAGACTACCAATAACATTTGATTTAACGCCAAAGGGCGAAATAGTAGAAAAAAAAGAAATAGGAGAAGACGGCTATGCTGAAAATATACAATATAATTTGCAATGTAATATACAAAATGACGGCGTTTATATTTCTTATTATGGAGAGAATGACACTTATTTTGATGAGGACAGAATAAATGAGTTAATTAAAAAAACACAATGAAAGCTAAGAGAACATTTTTTAATAGCAGGAACGAAAGATTGTTCTGGGACTATACAGATACTAACAACTGGTTGTTCACAATAATCTATCAGCAAGGGGAAATACATAAAGAACAAAATTATATATTGCGGTATCTAAAAAAAGACAATATAAACTTGTCTTATATATATAAAAAAATACACGAGAGGTTTGATGTTGTAGAAATAGAGGCAAGCAAAATGTCCAAAACAGAATACGATTTGCTTAAAAATATAGAAACGCCAAGCATAAATAATTGTGTCGAAATTAAACCAATATTTAGAAAAGAATTATCGGAAGCTAAAACAAGTGTCCGACAAGATTACGAGTTGCAAGAAGTATGATAGTGACGACTTATTGCACGATACTATTGTTGCGCTATACGATAGTAACACAGAAAAGATAGAAAAACTAATAGACAAAAAGGAGCTTATATTTTGGATTGCTAGAATAATGGTCAATCAATACCATAGCAAAACGTCTCCTTTTTTTAAGAAATATAGAAAGTATTATAGAATAATGGACGAGAGATTTGTACTAGGAACGTGGGAAGATCAATATATTAACAACACGCCTGGTAGAATACACAGAATTATAGACGAAGACGGCGTAAAATTAAAAAAACAAATGGAAAAAGACATAGAGAGAATAGAGAAAAGACTTAAAGAGATACACTGGTTTGACTCCGAATGCTTCAGAATATACACAATGACAGGAATGTCGCTCTCGCAATTTAGCAAGCAATGCGGAATAAATAGAAGCACTCTATATAAATCAATAGTAAAAGTAAAAAAGATACTACAAAATGAATTATAACGAAGACTTAATAGCTAACACAATAGTTGCTATTACAACATTAATAATACTAACACTTTTAATCTTTGCAATATGGTAGAAAAATCACGCGGTTTGGGGGACGACATCAAAGCGTTCACAGACAAAACAGGAATATCAAAAATGGTTAAGACTATCTTTGGAGACGATTGCGGCTGTGATGAGAGGCAACGGCTTATGAATGAACGTTTTCCAAACTTTAAAAACATACGTCCTTTTACTAAAGACGAGAAAAAGATATATGAAGAAGTCATGCCGAGCGTCCAAAAAGGTCAGCAAGTAACTAGGGAGAACCAATTTATCTTAGGAAAAATATATAAAGCCGTATTTAACGCAGAGGCTAAATGGTCAAGCTGTAATTCTTGCAATAAAAAAACAATGGATAATTTGCAAAGAGTATATGAAAAAAGTTGCGAGGTATGAAAAAAGAAAAACAGATATTCAGATTTTGCATAAGTTGTACAATGGTTAGTTTGATACAAAAAGGCAAATGCTATTTTTGTGGGGGGGATTTTATATTGTCCCTCCCTACTGATGACCTACATAAAATGCCTAAGAAAGTTGAAAAAGCATACTAAAGTATATATGACCTTTTTTGATTATGGAGAAACTGATTTCATAATGTGCGAAATGTGTCAACAAGATAGAGCGGTTGACATACATCATTTAGAAGGGCGTGGAATGGGAGGTTCAAGTTGCAAAGATCATATTGAGAATCTAATGGGACTATGTAGAGATTGTCATATAAACGCGGAATCAGATTCAGCTTTTAATCTTTTTTGCAAAATAAAACACCTCGAGCTGGTATGCCAGCAAATATACTATAATATCGAATACTTAAAGAAACATGAAAATAAAAGACATAGAACTAAGTAAGTTAAAGCCAGCGGAATACAATCCTAGACAGATAACTAAAAAGCAGGTAAAACACTTAAAAGAATCAATAGAAAAATTTGGAATAATTGATCCTTTGATAATTAATTCCGACTATACAATAATCGGAGGACATCAAAGATTTTCTATATTAAATGAAGCATCTAAAAAAGTAGACTGGGAATATCCTCCAAAAGTTCCTTGTGTGATATTAGATTTATCAAAAGAAGATGAGAGAGAGCTGAACATAAGACTCAATAAAAGTGGTGGAGACTGGGACTTTGATTTATTAAGTAACTTTGAAATAGAAGAACTTAAGGACTGGGGATTTAAAGAAATAGAGCTTGGACTAAATATAGACAAAATAGAAGAAGATAAAGAAGATGAATATGTTATAACAATAAAAGAATCTAACATAGCAAAAGCAAATCAATTATTCAAAGAACTAGACGAAAGAGGTTTAGACGTTAAAATAAAACTATGATTACAATAGGAACAGACTTTAGTGGTATAGGCGCTCCAGAACAAGGATTGATAAAACTAGGAGTAGAACACAAGTCTATGTTTGCTTGTGATGTGGACAAATACGCTAAACAAAGTTATTTAGCTAATTACGACACAGAACATTTTTACGACGATATTACAACAAGAAATCACAATGAAGCTCCTTATGTTGATTTGTATGTTGCTG